CGCTGTGGTGCGGTAGTAGTACATAGACTTCAACTTGTTTGCACCAACCCAGTGTACATTGTTGACGTACTCTAGGTACTCGTCATGTGTCTCCTGTGACGCATTGGACGGTGGTGGCTCAAAGAACGTATTGACTGACTGAGACTGACACACATAGGGCTGACGCTGGTAGGCGTGTTCTATGACCCATATCTGGTTAATCTCAGGCGCGGTCTTGAATACTTCTTTTTCTTCCTCAGATAGCGCCGTAAGCCCTGCAACAGAGCCTTCAGCAGCAGAAATATCCTTCCATGTTTTCTCATTGTTTATACCTTTGTCCTCCAGCAGCTTCTCTAGGTACTTGTTCTTTACACGGTAGCTGCCACTCAGAGTCTTGTGCGTAAAAATGTTAGCACGCGAAGGCTCAATGCTAGGACTAGTTCCACCACATATAATACTACTGCTGGCATTAGGAGCAATAGCAAGGAGATGTGAGTTACGGCGACCACTGCCAGCCATATCAGGAGCTTCCCCACGACTTCTACCCAGAACTTTACTAGCGTCCAACGCTCTTTCCTTGATGAGCTTGAAGGCTCTATTATTAAATGATGCAGCGTAAACTCCCGCGAAAGGGAGTCCAGAACGTTGAAGATAAGAATGAAAGCCCATTGCACCAAGGCCAACCGCCCTTTCTCTATATGCGCTATAAGCGGCTCTTGCAAAGCCTTGTTTGTTTTCTCCGACATACTCCATGAACCCCTCTAGTGTATCCACAGGTGATTGTGGATGTTCGTCTACTGCATTGTCAATGAAATGCTCCAGTGTGTTGTCCAGCATAGTGATTAAATCAGCTATGAAATTATCGTCCTCTTTCCACTCATCAAAGTATTCTAAATTAACACTTGACAAGCAACATACTGCTGTACGTTCCTCACTTGTAGGCAAGGTAATCTCAGAGCATAGGTTACTCTGTCGTACAGACAGCCCTAAGTCCTTCTGCTCCTGTGGCAAGTATTGATTACAGCGGTCTGTGTTGACAATGTACGGCTCACCTGTCTCTGCTCTGGTGTGTACTAGCTGCCACCACAAGTCCCGTGCTGGGACTGTCTTGACTGCCTGCTTTGATTTAGGGTCAATAAGACGCCAAGGTAAGTCGTACTCTACTGAATAAAGAAACTCGTCAGATATATTAACCCCGTTATGTAGATTAAGACACTTGCGGTTAATATCGCCACCGGTAGTCTTTCGCATAGCAATAAATTCTTCAATCTCTGGATGGCTAATGTCCATATACGCTGCATAAGCACCTCTCCTTGTTACTCCTTGGTTGAAAGCCAGCATCTGACTATCAACTACATGCATAAAAGGGATACTCCCAGTTGACTGAGACCCGTTAGAAGTAGCCACGCCGTTACTGCGAACAGCACCCCAATACCCACCCAGACCGCCCCCGCTGGAAGTGAGCCAAATGTTTTCATCATAGTGAGCTGATAGACCACCTCTGGAGTCAGGCACAAAATTAAGAAAGCAACTAATAGGTAAGCCACGGGTAGTTCCTCCATTACTTAGTATGGGTGTACTGAACATGAACCAGCCTTTACTGGCGTAGTCGTACAGGCGCTGTGCTAGGTCAAAGTCTGTAGTCCCCTGATAGGTTGCACTGTACACAGAAGCGCGTGCAAAGGCTTCCTGTGCGTATGTCTCGTCCTCCCAGAAGTACCTGTCCTTCAGTGTGTTCAGAGAGAAGTCATTTAGGTCTTTCTCTCTGTCGTAGTCTATAGTAATCCCAAGGTAGTCTTGAGTGCCTGTCTTATACTGCATCTTGATTGTCCAACAAAAACTTCATCAATCGTTCCTCGTACCAACGTGCTTTGCGTAGGTCTTCAAAGGGCTTGCTCTTGTATCTGAATCTCCACATATACTTGAGTGCATTGCCCCTGAGATAACCTATGTACTCATCCCTAGACAGCATAGCTTCTATAGCTTCTATGCACTCTATGCCACCATTGTTGTAGTGAGGTGGGTTGTCCACCATGTCGGGCTTACCAAAGACAGGATGTTCATTTGGCGCATCATCTTGGTCATCATCATCGTGCCACTGCACTTGGTACTTGTACTTCTTGTTGATTCTAGTCCATGCGTCCGGGCTTTCATCATCAATGCTCATCTTCTTCGTCTGTGTCTGGTCTTGCGTCATCTTGTAGTTCTTCCTCAAATTGTTCTAGGCGGTTAATTAACTTGTCTTCAAACCTGTCCAGTAGTTCTTCACTGGTCAGTTCTAATAAATCTATTAAATCATCAGGGTCATATCTATCCAATATCTTCTCCCTAATTTCATCCATTGTCAAGTTGTATTTATTGTGAGTCAACATATTTCATCAACTTATCAAAGTCAGTTAGTGTGTAGTGCTTAAATCCTTCCTTCTCGCACCATTGTCCCATAGTCATCTTAGCGCCCTTACGCAGCTTCTTGTTAGGGTCTGACAATACAAAGATTAGTTCTGTGTCTATGCAGTCCCTGATGGACTTGTACTTCATTGTGTCCCCTGTCCTAAAGAAGCCCTTTAGTTCCAAGAGTATCCCTGTGCGTGTATGTACGAAGTCTGGTTTGTACTTCCTGTGCATAGTGTAAGGGACATCAAAAGGTTCATACTTGAACTTACGCTTTGGTGCTACGGCTGCAAATGATGCTTCAAGCCCTGACCTGTAGATACTGTTTTTACGTAATCTCTTGGACTTTAGGCTCATTCGCCACCTCCGTTAAGAACCGTGGGCCTGAATAGTACATAAATGTGCGAAGGTTAGGGTAGCAAGAGTGCTTGAAGTGACAGTAAGAGCAACCTACTGGCAGCTTCATGTTACCTGACTTGCCATCAGGCACAGGGTCAAAGCATCTTTCAGGAGGCTCTGGCTGTTCCACAACCTCCTTTACATGCTTAATGCGCTCTACTATGTCTTCCTTCAGTACCTCGTATACGGGTGCCTGTGTGTCCTCTAGGTCATACTTTAGGAAGGTCAGGTGACCGTTCTGCTTGTCCATTGCAAGCCAGCCTACCTCTGTGTCGCCTTCAGACTTAGCGTAGCCCTTAATCTGAGCTATATAACCAAAAGGGTCATCAAAAGCCAGCGTAGCTTCTTTGAACTTCTTAAAACCGAAACTACTCGTTGACTTGACATCGGTAAGCACTCCATCAATCTTACAGTCCATACTACCCATGATGCCTTCCACTTCAGCTTGGGCTTGCTCATGGCTAACAGTGTGTCCTGACAGCCTGACCAGTAACAACAGCATTTCCTCAATCAAATGACCATACAGGAACTTGACTAGGTTATGTGGCTGCATAGGTTCCTTTGGCCCTGCGTCGTTATAATGATTCCAAAGATACCTGTCGTCCCTGCCAATGTTGGACATACGTAGCCTGCGATTATCTTTTTTACCTCCGCTGTTAAACTCTTTACGCATTAAATCCTTAACAGCTTCGCCAAAGTTCTCAATCTCAGCCTCAACATCTACACCTTCTACCGGGACTTTAGTCTCTACTAGGCTATAAATATCTTCTATCAGTGTGTGTATTGTTTTAGTTGTCACTGTCTATGTCCTTAAACGCTTTGATAACGTCCGTTGAAAATAGCTTTTGCAGATTCACCAAATACATCTTACTTGCATAGTGGTCACCGCCTGCTACTGTTCTAAATTTATCCAGCTTATTTACAATCTTCCTTAGAACATCTGTCTTAAATACTAGAGTGCAGTATTCATCATCTCCAATACAAAGATTGTGGAACCAATAGTCTGACTCAGTAGCCGCAATTCCTGAAGGCTTACCCCAAGATTCATACTCAATGCAGATATTGCCTGTCTTTTGCCACAAGTCTTTTTCAGATTTAACTTCTATCTTTTTGTCCTGTAGCATCTCAGCTACCCTGTCTTCTCTGACAGAACCATAAGCTAAATCTAAATCAAACTTTTTCCTGTCTTGTATACTAGGCTTCATAGCGTTCTCTCTCAGTGGGTTTCTGACCAGTTTCTTCCGACACTGTACTCCCCTGTAAGTGGGCAGTTAAGGTCAAAGGCAAGCCCTGCTGCTTCAAGGCAACTGACTGCAAGCCTTCCAAACTTGTCTGCTTGCTCTGGCTGAACTTCCGATTGGACTTCATCATGTATGTTACCTATAAAGCTATAGTTAAGTTTCCATAGTCTAGCATACTCATCCAATAATATCAAGGCCTTTTTCATAACAATAGCACCAGCACCTTGTAACAAAGTGTTAAGTGCAGCGTGTGCGCTACGGATATGAAGTAGCCTACCGTCTAGTCCTTCAAGGATTCCTTTCTCTGCATCTCTTTGCACTCTTTCAGTAAGAGTTCTAAGTGTTGGGAGACCATCAAGGAATCTTGCTCTAAGCGCAGAGCCAGTACGCGCATTTCCCCCGACAATCGTTCCAAGTTTTGCATCTCCTGCACCGTATAGGAAGGCATATATGAAAGTTTTAGCCTGATTTCGCGATTCAAGTCCTGCAAGTTTTTGATTGGCTGTGTGAATATCTCCGTGGAGAATTTCATTAGTGTACTCCTTGTCATTCATGTAGTGTGCAAGCATACGTAGCTCTAGCCCACTGGCATCAAAGCCCACTAGCACCTTGTTTTTAGGTACAGTCCAGCACTGTCTGCACGCTTCTCCATAGGGCGCACGACTAGCCGGGACTTGAGCCACATTAGGTTTAGAGTGTGTCATCCT